CTTTGCACATCGGCCACGATCTTTTTAGTGTCGGGTTCTGTAATACTAGATACTGTAGAAACCGTCTTAATTTTGTTCATAATTTGACTAGGGGAGTCATTTTTAGCGGGTTCATCTGGGGCTTCATCGGTAATACGCATTGTTTCTATATTGTACTCTAAATCAATTTTCATCCCCACACCCGTCGAACTACGTGATTTCATGCACTGTATCTGATACTTCCCTCGCTCACGCATAGACCTAGAAGTAAAGATACCAAACACAAAGTCAGCAGTATTGATCTTTGAAATACCACCTGCAATATGACTATGATCGAATTCGATCTCTTCAACCGCGCTTCTGTTCAACTGTGATGCAGTCACCATAAGAACTCCAAGCTCTTTCGCTAGATTTCTAAGTTCTTCCGAAACATACTTATCCTTAATAAACTGATCTGTGGGGTTTACCTTGACTGATACGGGCATAATTAGATCAAGATAATCGATCATTACGAAATCTACTTTAATCGCAGTTTGTATTTGTACTTCCTTAATGAACGCTCTTATGTCATTAACATTAGCCTGCGCAGGCAATGACTTTACTCGGTATTGACCAAACTTCTTTCCAGCCATCTTTACTCTAAGTTCAGTATCATCAATACTTTTACGAATTTCTTTAGTACTCATATTAGTCAACATAGCATCAGTTCTTAATGAAGTCAATTCCTCAGACAATTCTAAAGTGATATAGACGCCGCTCAATCCCTGCTGCAACCAGTTCAGTGCAAGATTCATCATGATCAAAGACTTACCAGAACCAGAACCACCAGCAAAGATGTTTAATTCTTTTCTACTCATGCCACCGTACATGACACGATCTAGTTGAGGCCATCCAGTAGACACTTGCCCGCCTTGGTTGAAATAACGATTAAGACGATCTTTGGGATCGGCAAAATAGTCTGTACCCATATCGCGCTGTAGGCTAATCTGTACTGCATCTTTGATCAGTTTTTCTACTGGATCAAAATCTCCTTGTTCGAGAAGATCCGCTGCCTTAAGAATTGCCCTCTCAAGTTCTTGTCTCTTAGTAAATTGTTCAAACTCTTCTAGAAACCAATCATAATGACCTTCATTGAGTTCGGGGATGGGTTCTATATCTACACCAGTCGTAGCCTTGATCTGCGTTGGATCTGGCATGATGCTGTATTTTTCTGTATGCTCTACAATAAACTCTGCAACTGGTCGTAGTGTGCGCTCAAAGTTCTTTGCATTCATGATATTTATAACGCGAGTAAACAACTCGGCATTGGTTACCATCATACGCAAGAATAGCGTTTGTACATCAAAATTATATTCTTTTATCAATTTTCTTTCTCTTCATTTCTATCTTAATCTTGTTGGTAGTTTCATTCTGCAAAATACTTAGCATAGTAGCTACCTTGCCATATTTTACTACCGCATCATTAACATCTTTGACTTCCCAATCAGGAAGACTTATACTAAATCCTAAATCTAATGCTCTTTCGCATATTTCTAATCCTGTTTTGTCTTGATCTGGTACTACAATTACCTTTCTATATAAGTTCTTTAAAAGAGTGGCTTGCTCGTCGCTGATTGCATTATGCATTACAGCACACCCATTAATACTCAATGCATCAAATATACCTTCTACTACTATGCAAACCTGCCAATTAGCTTTTTGCAAATCATACCCAAACAGATATCCTTGCTGCTGTTCGTTAATGAACTTTGGTATTTTGCCATCTATGAATCTACTTGTATGCCCAACAATTTTATTCTTAAAAGTGTAAGGTACAATGATTCGTTTGTTATACCTTCCGGGCGCATTAGGTGTCACTAAGAAAGGATAATCAGTAATAGTTATTGCCCTTCCTTGCAGATAATCAATGTATACTTTGTGTTTTGAGTTATTAGAATCCAGTATTTCGCCTTCAGGTAACGGCATTTCTTTAAATTTTATTTTTCTCTTTTCACGCCTAAGATTAGTAAAGTCTAATAAATCTTTATGCTGTAAACTTTAAAACTCCATCTAGTTATTTGATCTGGATCTGCCCCACACCAACTTAACATTTGCTTAGTATTCTTAGTGAGTGATTTACCCAAAGTAAATGCACATTTAAATCCGCAATTAAAACAATGCATAGTCCATTTGTTTGGACCATCAAAAATTATTCCACCTCGCATACGACGATCTACTTTATGCCCCCGATTCGCACAACAAGGCGCATTGAAACTATACCAATTGGAACTGGTCAGTTTCTTTTTGCCCGGAATAATAGATAGAATCTCAAACATCTGTTGAGTATAACTTATAACTGTAATAATGTAAAGTTATCTGGCGTAAATGTTAGACAATGTATCAAAACCATTTGCTATATTATTAGCATTAGCTTCAAACGCAACTTGTACGTACGGGTAGAACCCTTCTAATACATATCCCTTAGTGTCGGTAACATTAGCATACGAGAATGCCTGAACTGGTGCCCAATCACCATTTCCTGTGCAAGATGCTAGTATGGCAACGTTACCAGTATACTGATAATATTCCATTTGCATCGTGAGAATAGGATTATTATCGTTTGTAACTACACTACTATACCATACGCTAGAGTTAGCATTCCACATTGGTTGATCATTAGCATTGAAAGTGTACGGACCGTATAGTCCGGGAATTCCCTGAGAAGTTGGAATAGAAACACTTAGCGAAGGAACTACTGACGGTAATACAGAATTGACTATGTATAGATCGCCCCTAGCCTGTGCTTGTGCATCTACATATACTGGATAATTTGCATTTCCTGATTGCGAAGGGATTGACAAGGTATAAAAACACTGCTGCGCGAGAATTGGTACTAACGTACTTAAGTCTACATTAAGCTGCATTATGCCAGTAGCAGAGAATACCGGAGTTAGCGTCTGTTGAAATAGAATAACAGAACCAGTTTGGTCTAATGCTCTAAAAGTTATTTCAAGTCCGGTCACATCTACAGGTTTTTGATCTTGATTTAAGAATTGAAATTGTAATTGATTATCTACACCTTTGTGCAAGGTTAGGGGCTTAGAATATACCGGCATAAATCTCCTTGGGGATGGTCCTGATAGTACAACAACTATGTTACGCTGGGTATATAAAAAAACTGCGGTTGTATACACTGATTGCCACTCCTTGTAAGTATTTATTCAGATAAATTATTGACAATGGGCAACTTTGAGTAAATAATCATAATAATGGCAGACAAAGACTTTTTCATAAAATTAACCGACCTTCATCCGTTCATTACGGTTTGTTCCTATGCAGGTCAAGACTATGTGGGAATTGTACAGAATAGAGACGATTTAGTAACTACAATATACGATTACGGTGCTATAGTAGATGCTATTGTTAAAGAGAAATTCTTACATTTGGGCGATGCTTGGTGGTGGGAAAGCAATAGAACTATTCCCATAAACTTGTTTCTAAAGCAAGAATGGGACCCATTCAAGATGTATTTACGTACATTTATAAACAAAAGTCTGATTATCGTACACGGCCCGGTAGTTAGTATCTCAGAGATAAACAAACGCAGGATTAAGCGCAAATCAATCACGCTTGTTAAAAGGATGCCTTAATCTTTTTCTTTCTTTTTTCTTTAGCCCAATCTAGAGAAACAGGTCCTACTTTACTGATAAAGCAAATTCCCCCTAAATGATCGTATTCGTGTTGGAAGATTCTAGCCTGTAACGCTTCTAATTCTCGTTCTATAGTCTCAGACCTAATATCCTGATAACTAACTTTGATCTTTTCTGCTCTAGTCACATTTAACCAAAGATTTGGAAAACTCAAACAGCCCTCAGTATCTCTGATTTCTCCGCTAAACTCTATAATTTTAGGATTTATGCAGGCTACTAAGTTCTGCTCATTACCCATGATAAAAATGCGCTTTTTGACACCTATCTGAATTGCGGATAATCCTATTCCATTGTTCTCAAACATTATCTTAATCATGTTTCTAATAAGATCGTTGGGATCCCCGTCTGTTTCAAAATCCCAAGGTTCGCTGATCTCTAAAAGTATAGGATCATTTTCTGCTAATAACTTATACACTAATAATATCCTCTGTTCTAAAACTGTACCAAATAGTCTTTTCTGGGTTTTGGATAGAGAACGACTGTTGTGATAGCGTATCGCACAAGATACGGGCTAGTCTTTCTGCATGGTCCATGATTTTTTCTTTAGTAGAAGGGAATCTAGGGTAATTGATAAGCCCAATTATAACTCCGTCTTCCTGTCCGTCTTTATACACATATTTAGTAGGGGTAACTGTTACACAATACCCTACTATATCACAGTATGCTTTAGCGCAAGTTAGCGCATGTTGATAGCTACCTGCAATAAAAATACTCACAGGGTAAGAATTGGTTGTTTCAATTCTTGGGTTCATTGTTTGATTTCACTTAGCAAGTTCATATGTACAACTACTAGGTGTGAATATGCTATACCATGAGCTTGTTTAAAGCTATAACCATCATGTCCTTTTTCCCACACTGTTTTTGCTATTTCTTTCCATAATAGTCCAATCAGATGCTTTTTGCTAGGTCTAATTACTGCTAGAAACATAGCTAATCTAGGAATGCTGTTGATAGGTTCAGGCATCTTTTTAATTGAGTTATAATGATTACTTAAGTGAATTAGCTTTTCTACAAAAATAGGATCGCTTAATAATGCCCAATTGGGTTCATGCATTAGTTTTATCAAATGCTCTTCACTTTTAACTTGCTCATATACGTGGACATTTAGTAAATCTAACTTAAAATATCCACGCTCTTCTGCTTCTTTGTAGTCAATAGCAGCCATGTTGTTCACCGGATCATAGGGAACTTCAGTAACATGCACTCCAGTTGCATGTTTTCTGATTGGTTCTACTTTACGCATACTAGCAGGGATGTGCTTGATTACGGTCAATAATTTATTTCTATCTCCCAAATCGATGTCCACATCAGAATTAAACTTCATCTAAATTTCCTTTAATTCTACAAGTATTGCCGTGCCACATCATTTAGTATTAAGGCCTAACTTCCTGTATGCTTCTTGCACAACCACTGCCTGCCTTTCAGCATCCTCGATTGCTCTATGGCTTGTCACATGCCCGCCGCTTTTTAGTTTAACATTAGCAATTTCATAAAGAGTTCTAGTATCTCTAACGGTATAGAAGGGCCATGGTATAGACATCTCTAATTGCCTAAATGCAGTTTCCATAGCAACAATATCGAATCCTGCACCGTTACTCCAGACTGCTCTGTGATTCCAGCAAAACTTATATAATTTTTCCATTGCTTCTTTAAATGATATTCTATCTCTATCACTCATTGCTTCTTCAAGAGCTTCAGGACTTTGTTCGCTCCACCAGCGAACAGTATCATCATTGATTACTCGGTTGAACTTTTCTGTTTGTTCTTCTATGGTAGGACGTAGTTCTAGTTTGTCAACCACACCTTTACCTTTTGGGTCGAACAATACTGCACCTATCGTCAAAATAACACAATAAGGGCTTGTATCTAAACTTTCGATATCTATCATTATATCCATTTATTCTTTACTTTTTATTATCCTAGATTTCTATTATAACATTTCGTGAGGTTAAATAAAAGCCCTAATCAACACTTCTTTTTCCAAAGCTTTTCATATTTGGCTTTTTATGACCATATCAATGCAAACCACAGAGCTTTTTTCTCATCTTCAATATCTACAGTAATCATCATAGGTGCCGGTTGTGGACCGTCCTCCGAGACACCTTCATGATACGCCTTCCATCCACTACCGGTCCATTCAACGATAGGTTTACTATGCTTTAACGGTCCAATTTCTCTTTCTAACCAAGGGATGAATTCCGTATACTTGAGTAGCCGTACCTTAAGTTTCACGACCACTTCATGCGTATTTTAATAACCAAAAGACTTCATCGGCTTCATTTTCCCATTCGATAGTGTAGTAGAAACCACCTAGGTTACTATCGTATCTTTGCTGTAGTGTATAGTTTCCTGGAAAGTTTTCTTTCATTAATTGGTTAGCAACGCTTGGTGATTCTCTATTCAAAAAACCAAGAAAATCCTTCCAATATGGCCATCTTTTAAGTGCTTCTTGAAAATCGTCGTATGTACCCGAAGCATACATTGTTTTTCTAACCGTAATTTTAGTCGTAGTCATAGTATTTGTCTACAGATATTTCAACTTAAAGAAAATGAACTTGGCTTCATCAACTATAGTGTACATATCAGAGATGCTGCCGTTAATTAAATTCTTAATAATTATAAACCCGTACTTTTCTTCTACCCATTGTACAAAGTATTGATCGTAAATCTGTTTATTTTCGATTGCATATTCTTTTCTTATTTCCTTGAGTGCGGCCCAATACTTAGTTCTGTTACGTCGATATTCAATATTGGGATCGTCATCATCATAGTCTTGAAAATCATGAGGTACATTAACCATTTTTTAAGACCACCTCAATAGAAACATCATACAATCTCGTTGATATCTAAATTTAAGCTTTATAGTATCAGTGAAAACATGCCACCTAGTATGTCTCTCATACTTACCAATATTAGTCTCTAACCAGTCTATTACATCAAAATAATGTTTTATATTGACTGTGGCTTCATACCAGCCCGGTTTAGTATCTTCCCAAAAGACACTTTCTGAATGATTATAATACCCCATGCCATTGTCTGCTGACATTAGTACCCACCAGCAGCCAATAGTTCTTGTACTTGTGGCACGATATTCTCATCACGTTTAAATTTGATAGCCCATTGTTCGGGTTGAATATAGTCTATAATCAACTTGACTTGACTTTCATCTAGCTTATCTAGAAACTCTTTTCCACTTTCGCTTTGATAAAGCATCCATGGACTGATCTTTCCTGCGGTAATTGCATAACATACACGGTTCTTATTGCCATATCTCAAGCAATCTTTAGTCTGAATCTTTTCTGTTTCTGCTAAGCCAATGGTAGTTTCAATACTTCTAGCAATCGCGTCTAAAGGATCTTCATCTTTAAGATGAGAGATTATGAATTTTGTATAGCTGGTATCAGTATTCCAAGAATCAATACTGATCTGATTTTTAAGTAACCAGTCTACATATCTAGAAATGTTGATGGCGTTTACATCAACGCAATAATTACCAAACTTCACAAAAGCAGTATAATAAGAACTCTTAATGAAATCTGTATAGGTTCGCTTCTTAGTGTTTGGGCTGTTTTTAGTGTAAAACCACATCCAAGCTTGAAATCCAATGCGATTTCCATGCGCGTCTTTATTCATCCATCTGTGCTTATACTCACATAGATGCTTCATTAAAGTAGACTCTCTTACAAAGCTGCGGTTACAAAACTCGCAACTATGTTTAATTTCCAAGATCGCTTTCGTATTTTTTGATTTCTTCATTAGTTACCAAATCATTTAAAAGTTCTATATCTTCGATTTTTAGATTGGGGAATCGTTCTGCTAGATAAACTTTGCGCGTATGTTGCTTAACATATTCTTCTGAAATTTCTTTAATCAGACTTTGATCAGTATTCGGATATAATTTACTATAATATTCGTTGATTTCTTTTTGTGTGGCAGTTTCTAGTAACTTAACTACTTTAGGTCTTAGATTAGGAATCCATTGGTGATATTGCTTTCCCTTACCTAACGTAGAAGCGCACAGCATCAACCATTGAAGTTTGGGATGTTTACTGACTACTTCATTGAGAGCATATTTATTAGCCATCTCATTGACACTAATCACATGAAATTCCTGTAATGCTTTGCTTGCTTTCACCGAACTTAAGAAAGTAAGCATAACATATGGATGAAACTTCTTTTGTTGCTCCGCTGTTAGTTTGTCCCACCAACCATAATCCTTACGATCACAGGCAGCAATAGCTTCAAACAAGCTGAATTCAACCTGTTCAAATTTCTCATCAGCAGCTACTTTTGCCTTTGCCATTATTGTTTTAACATTTCATATGTAATAATGTGTGCTATACCTTGACCTAATTCTTGATCGTTGGAAATAATGTGTAGTGCTTGATAATGCTTGTCTGTGCGTTCATCGTATTTGCTGTACACTATCACATAACCACCATTAGCCTGATAGATTGTAAAATTCATACCGCGCTGGTGAAGAATCGTAGAGTTAATTGCTGTTAGACTAGGGGGTTGTGAACCCTCTACCACATTTTCCCATGCTTGCTTACATTTTTTAGCGAACCAATTATCAAACCACTGAAACATATCAAAATACCTGATTATAGTCTACAATCTCACAGTTTCTACTGATCTCTTTGACAAAGTAAATGCATTTAGGCTTTGGGCCATCTTCTAATGGTACGCATAAGAACTGTCCGTTTCTAAGTCTGGGTGCATACCAAGTAACTTCATTATATATGTCTAATATCTCAATGGGCAAGAAAGTTGGAGAAAATGCTGTTAGTGGATTAAACTCAAATGCATTAAACCCGCGATCATTTAAGCTAGTCAGAGGTAGCGTTTCTAAATCTCCGTGATCACTTTCACCAATCAAGATTTGCCAATCTAACGGCATTTTAAGAGTAAAAGACCCCACTTTTAATACAAGAGCAGGGGCATTAAAAGATTCTAGAAAGATTAGAGGAATATAATGGTAATCTACATTACTTGGGTTACTATTATCTAGTATTGCAAATCTAAGATCGTCTACTTCTTCAGGAAGTGTTTCTAAATTATATTTTGTATTGTCTAATAATAGTATATTCATAGAGTTATTATATAGTATTGTCTATTAGAAGTCAATAGTCTAACTTCTCAATTGAGAATGGATAATTTGCATCTTTATAGAAAGTCTTGCGTTGAGTAAGATGACGTTTGGCAAACTTGCAACTGCTAGTGATATCCCAAATCTCTACATGGTCCTTATCTTCTGCCTTTCTTATTCCACGCCCAATACTTTGAATAACCCTAACAAATGATTTTCCGGGTTCAATAAGCACCAAATTAAAAATCCGAGGCAGATTAATTCCAACAGAGGCAACACCATAAGTAGCCACAATAACCTTGTTTGTGCTTGTTTTAATCTCGTCATATTCTTCTTTCCTTTCTGTTAGTTTTGTTTCACCACTCACAAAAACCGCAGAAGGGAGTCTACTGATAAGTTCTTTTCCAGCATTCACTCTATCAACTAGTACTAAAGTGTTTCCTGTTTCATTGATCTTATCTATTAACTGGGCGATCTTATCTAATCTTTCTTCATTTTCAAGCAAATGTTTTAATTCACTTTGATAATTTGAAAATTCAACCTTATCCTTCAACTGAACAATGTTTACATGGCACCTAGCTAATACTCCCATATCCTGCAACTCACTTGCAGCAAGTTTATTTATGACAGGACCCAAACTTACTAGAAGTGAAGTTCGCTCATATTCAGCTTTAGGAATAGTCCCAGTAAGGCCCCAACGAATAGGAACATGACTAAACACCCCAGTTAAGAGTGTTTTAAGAGCGTCGGCTTT